ACCGCCGCCGCCGCCTCCACCGCCTCCACCGCCTCCACCGCCGCCGCCGCCGCCGCCGCCTCCACCACCTGCTCCTCCAGCTGGTATTGTGATTACGACTTATTGTGAGGGTTATGATAGAATGACTATCTTAACCACCGCTAACGGCGGTCCTTATGAAACTGTGCTCACACAATCCAATTCACCTTCTTGTGGTTATGTGCCTCCTCCACCACCTCCACCTCCACCTCCACCGCCGCCACCGCCGGTTGATGGCAACGGTTGCCTAATTGGAATAGAAATTTTTGGAAGAACAGGTAAAACTAATAGATGTTTGAATATTGATAGTTTACAAGGATTTGTTCTTGGTAAAAGAGGCTGGGTGAGACCTGAAAGCAGCGATCCTTTAGCGCAAACATTTATTGTTGCAGGACTACTTTCTACAAAGGTATCAACCTCTGGTGTTTATCTGACTAAGGTTGATCTATACTTTTCTCAGAAAGACGAAACTCAAGGCATTACTGTTCAGTTGCAAGAAGTAGATCCTGCTTCTGGTGTAATAACTTCTAAGATTATTCCTTTCAGTCGTGTGAATGTTCCATCATCACAAATCAACGTGAGTGATGATGGTTCATTAGCAACGCCGATATATTTTGAATCTCCGGTGTATCTGAACGAAAATGCTCAGTATTCGGTTGTTGTTGCGCCTGGTGCTAATAATCCAAACTATGCTGTATATACAGCTGTTCTTGGCGAAGAAGATATACTCACAGGTTCTCGAGTAACTTCTCAACCTGCTGCTGGTGAATTGCATATTTCGTCAAACGAAAGAAAGTGGGAAACTATTCAGAACGAAGATCTGAAATTCACCGCCTACTATGCTGAGTTTGATAGAAGTGCAGTTGGTAACTTGATCGTTAAGAACGAAAATCGCGACATATTTACGATTTCCGATGAATCTGGTCCGCTGAATCGTATTGGCGAACTAGTGTATGGGGAAACGACTATTCGTGGCACATTCGCTAATACGAAAACTGTGTTCTCGAACGGTGCTTCGTATGTTCAGGGAATGACTTCACTCGCTAAGGGTGTTATCACTTCGTTCTCATCTTCACAGATCAGAGTTAAAAACGTAACACTCGACAATAAGTTCCAAGCTAATGAACGTATTCGTATTAGAACTAATGTTGGTACTGGTGGATATAGTGCTTCTACTGGAACTATCGTAGGTAACTCTACAGGAATTATTATTTCTGCTGTTACACCTGTAGGTAAAGTATCTATGCGTGATGCTGCGAATTATACTGATACTAAACTGTATTTATCTAACAGCTCATACATCAACACTACTTCTATTACAACAGGAAAGAATTTTACTTCTGGAATGGCGCTTCGTGGTCAAACTAACGGCTACACAGCTACAATTAGTTCAATTGATTCTATTGTAATGGATGATGCTACTGTTTACGCTTCTACGATCTTACCATCAAATACAACAATTACTGCGTATGGTAAGTTAGCAACAGCACCATCAGTTGTAGCCGATTATATGAAATTGAATCTTAATGGTTCTACAGAATTTACTTCGCCTCGTTATATCTATAGCTATACAACCGAATCTTCTACGCTTACTTCAAACTCGGCAACAATTAAGTTTGAGCTAGAATGTCGTAATATCGTAGCTTCACCTGCTATCGACTTGAAACGAATTTCTCTTGTTGGAAATCATAATTTAATTAATTCTAACACAAATATTCAGTCTACAGAAGACCATGTTTCTAGTGGTGGTGATGCTAAAGTTAAATATATTACGAGAACTGTAACTCTGGCTGATGGCCAGGACGCAGAAGACCTTCGTGTGTATCTATCTGCTTATAAGCCTATAAACTCTAACGTTCTAGTGTACTATAAGGTTCTTAATGCAGAAGATAGCGACGCATTTGGTGATGCTAAATGGCACCCAATGGATCGTGATACAAGTGAAGGATTCACTAGCGAAACTCGTTACTCAAGCAGCGAAAATCGTGAAGATTTCTTCGAAATGACGTATAAGATCCCAGGATACACTGATACTGCTCGTGCTGGCGCTAATACAACCAATTCGAGCATCGTAGAATATCGTAATAGTAATCGTGCTAGATTTGTAGGATTTAAGTATTTCGCCGTCAAGGTTGTTCTTGTCAACGAAACTTCATCAAATCCTCCTCGCGTGCGCGAGCTTAGAGCAATCGCATTACAGAGGTAATCATGAAAATAGCTAAAGTGAAAGATACTCCTGGTTATGTTCGCGATATGGACACAAATGCAGTGCTGCACACAGATGGTACAGCACTGCAAGCCTATAAAAGAAAACGCGAAAAGCAAAAAGAGCTAAACGATACTATCACAGATATAAATACTATGAAGAATGAAATCAACGACATTAAAGTGCTCATGCAGCGCATTTTAGAAAAGATAGGATAAGCAATGGCTGTAATCGCTAACGTCGCCCTTACTAATACGTTTGAAACGTGGCGTACTCGCACGAATATTGGTTTCACGCGACTAAATCAGTTTGCGATTAACGAAGCTTCATTGTATGCGAACACAATAACTGCTAACGTAGCATTTACTTCGAAAGGTGCAGTTACTCATCAAACTACTATGCTACAGACTGGTGCTGCGGTGTTTGGTTCTACCATTAGATATGGTGGTGTCACGTTAGCTAATACTGCTACAGGTACAGGTGGTCTAGTTCTTAAAGATTCACCTATCTTAACAGGAACATTAAGATACGGTGGAGTAACATTAGCGAATACCGTTACGGGTACAGGAAGTCTTGTGCTTTCTGCTTCTCCTACTTTTACTGGATCCGTTACTGTTGCTGGACTTAGAGCTAACAGTTCGTTAGGTACTGCGGGATATTTCCTTCGCACAAACGGAACAAACGTATACTGGGATGCTCTACCCGCTCTATCAAATTATGCACTATTATCTGGTGCAGTATTTTCAGGTGCTGTTGTACTAGGAACTACTCTTAGATACGGTGGTGTTACACTAGCAAATACTGTCACCGGAACTGGTAGTATGGTGCTTTCTGCGGCACCAACTATTACTGGTCATCCGACTATTGAAGGCGTCACTGCTACTGGTGCTACAGGAACTGGTAAGTTTGTATTTGATGGAAGCCCTATAATCGCAAGTCCTGTATTCAGTTCTACCATTAGATACGGCGGCGTTACATTAGCGAATACAGTAACAGGCACAGGAAGTTTAGTATTAGCAACTTCGCCTTCTGTCACGACTCTTACTGTTTCTTCTGGTGGATTGACCGTAACAGCTGGTGGCGCTACTGTTACTGCTGGTGGTGTAACTGTCGCAAACGGCAACATCGCGCTCGCGGGAAATAAGCTCGTAAACTATACAGAAAATGCTACTGCATATACGAATCTTACTGGTTCTGTTACTGTTCCTACAAATTCTAACGTAGTGCGCTATACAGTAACAGGCACGGCAACTCTTACTTTGCCCGCCGGTATGCCTAATCAGTCCACTTCCGTTAAGAATATCATTATTGTTCTTAAAGAAAATGCGACTGGTACTTATGTCGTTACTCTTGCTCCTCCATCTGGTGAAACGATTGTGTATAATAATTCAGCAACACAACCGGCTAATCAGACCGGAGCTAATAAAGTAACGATTTATCAGTGTATGAAATTTGATGGCGATACAAGATGGTACGTTTCAATGGGCTTCTACGAAGCGTAATAATAGCAAAAAGAGGAAAATAAAACTATGGCTACCCCAATCAAGTATGATAATCTTTTCTTTCATTCTCAGTTCGGACACAAAGCTTCTGCTGACTTTAAGAAATATTTGATAGATAATAGCATTGCTTTTAGAGATGTGGAATTCACGGAAGATGCTGTTTCTCCTTGTTTAGCTGCATTAAGCACTTGGTTCGAAGACGGCAACGGCGGAAAAGTTCAATTCGCTGAAATGCCTGTGTTTACATATGATGAAATCTATTGGGAATCAGATGACAAATCTGTTATCGCTTCTAAAAGAAAATATGCAGTTAAGAGTGCTGATTTACCAAGTGATTTTCTTGCAAAAGCTGTTAAAATTAGCTAACAATTAAGGGAAAATAATGCCTTTAGCTCTGTTCATCAAAAGCTTAATTCCGGCTGGTTCTACTACTTTCAATGCTCCAGGGACATACACTGTCCCTTACGGAGTTCGTACAGTTAGTGTGACTGGTCGAGGCGGTGATGGAACAGCTGGAAATCCTGGAAATCCGGGCACTAATGGTGTCGCCGGAACAGCTGGAAATCCTGGCACTAATGGTGCGGCAGGAACTGCTGGATTAGCTGGAACTGCAGGAAATCCGGGTATCGCGGGAACTGGTGGTACAGCTGGTGGCGCAGGAAATCCTGGAACCAACGGCATAGGCGGAACTGCTAATGCTGGTAATCAAGGAACAGGTGGACCAGGCGGCACAGCTGGAAATCCTGGAAATCCTGGTATCGCAGGACTTGCGGGTTCGGCAGGTAATGCTGGGACTAATGGAAATCCTGGGACTAACGGAACAGCCGGTGGTGTAGGTAATACAGGAACAGGTGGAACTGGTGGAACTGCTGGAGGTGTAGGTAATGCTGGTACCAATGGTGCTGCTGGTACTGAAGGAAATCCGGGAAATACTGGGGTAGGCGGACCAGGCGGCACAGCTGGAAATCCTGGAAATCCCGGTAACCCAGGTAATCCTGGTGTTTATGGTGGCGCCGGTGGTCAAGGAACTGGTGGCGCCGGTGGAGGCGGAGGAAACGCTGGCGGCCCATCTGGTTGGTACTCCTCAGGAAAATCTTATGCTTTTTACTACGGTGGTGAAGGAAATCCTGGAGCTTCTTATGCGGGAGGTTATCCAGGCGGATCTGGTGGATCAAGCATTTTCGCTATTCCAGCTGGAAAATCATACAACATCGCATACGGAAATAGTGGAGGATCTGGCGGTACAGGCCAAGGTGGAACAGCAGGAAATGCAGGAAACGCCGGCATTGCCGGAAACCCAGGTACTATTGGTAATAATGGAACCGGAGCTAATGCTGGTGTTATCGGAACTGCTGGAACTAACGGTTTTGGCGCAACTAGCGGAGGAGCAGGCGCTGCTGGTAATCTAGGAAACCCAGGAGGTGCTGGTAATCCTGGTGCAGCAGGTAATACAGGAACTGCCGGCGGTTTTGGAGCTGCAGGAACAGCAGGAGCAGCAGGAACAGGCGCAACTTCAGGTACTATAGGTATCGCGGGAACTAACGGAACAGGCGCAACTTCAGGTAATCCTGGAGCTGCTGGAACCGCAGGAACAGCTAATCCAGGTACATCAGGAATAGCAGGAACTTCAGGTGGAGCTGGTGGAGCTGGTAATCCAGGTATTGCTGGAACTAACGGAACAGGAGCAACCTCAGGTAATGCGGGAACTGCAGGAGCAGCAGGAACTGGCGCAACGCTAGGTACTTCTGGAATTGCGGGAACTGCAGGAAATCCAGGAACTGCAGGAAATGCAACTTCTGTTATAGGAACACCTTTTAATGCTACATTCTCAGGAGGAGCTGCGGGTAATGCGGGAACTGCTGGATTAGCTGGAACTGCAGGAAATCCAGGAACCAATGGCGCAGCAGGAACTGCAGGAAATCCAGGCAATCCTGGAACCAATGGAATAGCTGGAACTGCTACTGCTGGTAATCCTGGAAATGCTGGTCCAGGAGGAGCCGCAGGAAACCCAGGAAATCCAGGTATTGCTGGAACTGGTGGCACGGCTGGCGGCGTCGGAAACGCTGGTACAAACGGCATAGGCGGAACTGCTAATGCTGGTAATCCTGGAACAAACGGAATAGCCGGTACAGCAGGAGCTGCTGGTAATCAAGGAACAGGTGGACCAGGCGGCACAGCTGGAAATCCGGGCAATGCAGGTAATAGGGGACCAGGAGGCTCTGCCGGAAATCCTGGAAATCCCGGAACCAATGGAATAGCTGGATCAACAGGCGCAGCAGGTAATGCAGGAAACAACGGTGTTCGCGGAAATGCTGGTATTGGTGGTTTAGCAGGTAATACAGGAACTTCCGGTTTACCTGGAGCTGCTGGTTCTGGCGGTGGTGGCGGCGGAGGCGGCCCAGCCATCGCTTCATATCCCGGTAATCCTGGTACCGGACCTTATGGCGGCGGTGGCGGCGGAGGAGGTAGTCCTGGTGGCAGTGGTGGTGGCGGAAGTCCTGGAGCTGGCGGTTCATTTGGTTTTGGCGCGACTGATGGAACGCCAGGTAATGCTGGTACAGCAGGAGCTGCTGGTACTCAAGGAGCTAGTTATGGTGGAACTGGAGGATTTCCAGGAACATCTGGAACTGGAGCAACTGCTGGAACACCTGGCACAGCAGGAACTGCAGGAACTATTGGTGGCGCAGGAAACCCAGGCTCTGCCGGAACAGGTGCTACTGCTGGTGGAATAGGCACAGCAGGAATTGCTGGCACTGCTGGAACAAGAAATTTAGGAACATCAGGAATAGCAGGAAACACAGGAACAGCAGGTGGTGTTGGAAATGCTGGTGTTGCTGGAACTAATGGAACTGGAGCAACTGCTGGTTCTGGTTCAGGGAATGCGGGAACTGCGGGAACTGCTAATCTAGGAATAGCCGGAACTAACGGAACTGCTGGAACTGCCGGAACTGGATTCACTGCGGGAACTGCGGGAACTGCGGGAACAGGAGCAACTTCTGGTAATCCAGGTAATGCAGGCGGCACAACTACAAACTCAACACAAAATTCAACCACTCCTTCTCTGACTACATATACCGTAACAGTTGCTCCAGGAACTAGCGTAACAGTTGCTTATGATCTTCAATAATTAACTTGTGAGATGATTTTATGTGGTTTACTGAGAAAGAGTGTAAGATTGAGTTTATTTGTGAAGAAGTAAAGGGTAAGAATGTCATACCAGAACCTTATCCTGCGCGCAAACTGATTCCAGACTGGTATAAAAAATTAACTAACTTTACCGAAAATGATGAAGGAATGGAAATGCCAACGCTCAAGCGTTGTCCTCCATTCCTAGACGCTATGTCTACTGGTTGGATTATCCCTCTAGCAGCAGATGTTACATTTAAAGTTGTTGATAATGGTCGCGGTGTTTCGTGGAAAACTGATTTTTTTCATGGAAATATAATAGAACATCATAGCATCAAACAATTATCAACCCATCCTAATTACCCTACAATCCCTCTCAAGTTTATCAATCATTGGCTCATACGAACTCCTCCTGGATGGTCGTGTTTGTTCACTATGCCATTGAATAGACCTGATGATACTATAGAACTTATGAGTGGTATCGTTGAAACAGACAAACATCAAGAATATGTCAATTTTCCAGGATTTTTAAAAGCAAGAGAAGGCACATTTACTATGAATCGTGGGCATCCGCTAATGCAAGTGATTCCATTCAAACGTAATTTTGATAAGACAGCTGTTGTTAGAACAATGAATAAGAATGATATAGATAAGTTGAGACACGAGCAGAGCATGAGATCTTCGTGGGCTAGTTTGTATAGAGACAAATTTTGGGAAAAGAAATGAAAACAGTCGTTTCTTTGACTGGTGGTTATGGTAGTGCTTACAACTTATGGAATTTAGCTAAATCTACTCACGATGAAATACTAGCTGTGTTTGTAGATATTGAGTATTTTAATTCAAACGTAATGCCTTGCCCAACAGGAACACACTTATCAAAAAGAGGTGATATTTTTGCATTTAATCAAATAGTGAATTGGATTAATAGAAACGTCAGAAAAATAAAATTCGTTTCGTTAGATCTAGACAACTATGATCCACAATATTCAGGTATTCCTCAATTAGAAATCATAAATTATGCTAGAATAAAAGAATACGATAAAGTCATATTCAATGATGACATAAAAGATGTTGTCCCTGATCAAGTATTATTACGAAAAGTAAATAATCGCCTGAAAGGTAACTACGTTATCGTTGAGTATCCACTGATAGAAAATGGTTTAACAAATTTTCAATGTTCTAAACTATTACCATCAGAATTAAAACAATTATGTGTAACAAACAAAATAGCCGATATATCTGTGTTGTTAGAAAATCAAGGTTTTGTGGAACAACAAATTGTAGAAAAACAAATCACTGTGGCCAAAAATGCTGTGCTAACAAATCATACAGACCCTAAAAAAAATAAAGTATGGATTGCTGATACAGATAAGGATTTTGGTGAAATCATTTTTGCGAAAGAATTGATGTATCAATACCCACAATATATTAAGCTGTGGAAGGAAAAGGTATGATAGTTGATCCAATGTATTGGAAATGGGATTCTATACTACCAGGATCTGTTTGCCAAGCTATTATTGATGAAGGAATGAAATTGCCTATGGAGGAAGCTATCGTAGGTTATCATGAAGAAAAAAGAACCGATGAATCTATCAGAATATCTAAGACTTCATGGTTTCCATCAGATTCATGGGTATGCGGATTAACTAGTCATTATGTAAATTTAGCTAATAAACAAGCATGGAACTACGAGCTTGTTGGTTGTGAAGAAGCTCAATTTACTGTGTACGAACCAGGTGGATTCTACGAGTTTCATGAAGATTCGGCAAGAGTAGGTGATAACGATTATCGTAAGCTAAGTATAGTGATAACGATTACAGATCCAAATGATTACGAAGAAGGATATTTTGAATTCGAAAACAGCACACGACCAGATACTCGCGCGAGAGGTTCTATTATCGTGTTCCCTTCTTTCATTAAACATCGAGTTGTTCCTGTAACCAAAGGAACAAGATATTCACTCGTCAACTGGTTTCATGGACCTCAGTTTAGATAATGCCAACAAAAACTCTTGTGCCTTATTCTGGCGGTGTAGATTCTACTTACATACTATGGAAACTTCTTCACGAAACGGATGATGAAGTCACTGCGATGTATCTAGGAGAAGAGCATTACCATAGTCAAATTTATGCTGACAAATCTCCTATCCAATATCAACGTTCTTTGATTCTCGCGGAAGAATTGAGAAAAATTCGCGATTTTAAATACATAAAGTATAATGTGAAAAACACTGATATCAGCGAACAAATCAATAATAAAGCGTTGATAATTATACAATATGCTGCTCCATTCATAAACAACGGAACTTATGATAGAATCGCGGCAGGTGGTAGTTATGAAGACAAACACCAGAAAGTCGTCGAACACTTAGAGTACACGCCTCTCTATTACGCAGCTCACAATCTTTTCAATAAACTGTGTAATCGAGGCGAATATTGGGAACCGCTAGTGCATGGAGATTGGCATCCAAGATATAATAGGTCTCATGCTCTATTAGAACTACCAACACACATCATAGAAATGACTACTGGATGCAGTTCTCCGCAAATTGATGTTATTTCTGATGAATTTGTAGAGTGTGGAAAATGCTATAAGTGTAACATGAAACGTAAGTATACTGAACTGCTTTCTCAAGGAATGACTCCTGACGAAATCACAGATTGGAGAGAAACGAAAGCGTACGAGTATGGTGGAGGAAAATTCATGCTCACCCCACAAGAATGGATCTATTTCGAAACCGGCATAGGTATAACTAAAACTAAAGAACAAGTTATGTCAGATTTCGCAAAAACTGGTCATTTTAATCTAAAAGGTTTACCTGATGTTGGTATATGGAAAGGTATTCTTAATCCAAAATCCGTATAAATACCATAACGACTGAGGAACCCAAATGAAAACAGCAGTTTCACTTAGCGGCGGATATGGCAGCGCATACAATCTATGGCAACTAGCTAAAGACACATCAGACGAAATCGTTGCGATTTTCGTAGATATCGACTATTATGTAAACAATTATCAGAAAGACGCAGAACCAAAAGGTGTTAAATCAACAGCTGAGGCGATAGCTAATTGGGTTTCTGCGAACATCAGGCCAATACAGTTTATTGTTTTGACTTTAGATAACTATGATCCCAAATATTCTGGTTTTCCTGCACTAGAAATTGTGAATTATGCTAAAGACAATGCTATTGATAATGTTGTGTTTAATGACGATTTCAAAGATGAACTATTGACACACAATTATATTAGAAATGCTATCAACAAAATAAAAGATACGGTGAACGTATCGTATCCTATACGAGAAAGTAATAAAATCAATTACCAAGTCACTAAAGAATTACCAGTTGAATTACTTGCATTGTGTACTACTAATGCGTTTTATCAACCTTCAGTGATTATGGAAAATTCTGGTTCTACAATCGAAGATATTAGACAAAAACAATTATCTATTATTAAAAAAGCAGCTAGAAATGAATATAGTGAATGGGTTTCTACAGATGATGTTTTTGGTACGATAAATTTTGGTATGAATGTACGAGGTACATACAAACAATTCATAAATTTATGGCTGTAAGAAGGTTTAACAGATGACGAAAAAAACAGTACTCGCATTCTCTGGTGGATGGGATTCTACATTCATTTTGTGGAAATTGCTTACAGAAACGGATGACGAAGTTACAGCTGTTTATTTGGACAGCCAATTTGTTATTACAGATATCGGAACGATAAAAGAATATGTTCAATACATTAGAGCGCAAAAAGTCGTAGACGAACTGCGTAAGATTCGTAATTTTGAATTTATTTCATATAAGATAAAGCCGTCTGATATCACTGAAGAAACGTATCTTAAGTATTTACAGTTTGTGCAGTATGTAGCACCATTCGTTAATAACGGCACATATGATAGAGTTGTTCATGGCGCTTCTTATGAAGACGTTTCTTGTAAAATTCTACCTCACTTGGATTACTTCCCAACATACTATGTCGTAGATAGACTATTCAACAGACTATGTACTAGAGGTGAATTGTGGGAACCATTGTTAAAAGGTGATGTGTTTTATCAAAACTATAACAGAGCTTTCGCAATGAAAGACCTACCAACTAACATAAAGAACGTAGTAGCTTCTTGCGATTCGCCAGAGTATAACAACGATATTGAAAATTACGTAGATTGTGGTCATTGTAGGAAATGTTTAGAAAACAAATTGTCTTCTGATATGTTATCCGCTGGTAAAACTCCAGAAGAAATTTTGCAATGGAAAAAGCAAAAGTCTATTGAATATGGCGAAAATGGTCTGATGGCTCCGCTTTTATTTTGGATTAGAAAAGAAATGGGATTAGATGGAAATGTTATACCTAGCGTTGCAGTAAATATTAGAAACCACCCTTTGTTTACTAATGCTGATAAACTGACATATGGTATATGGGAAGGTATATTTCAACCAAAAGAATAGGCGCAGGCGCCTATTCTTATTTTATCAAATGTTTAATTCTTTCATGTCTTTCTGTATTATTTCGAACGATTTCCTGCACTTTACTGCCTTCTACACAGCTAACAGGTAATAATTTTTCTTTCATTTCTTCTAGATATTCTGGGTCGTTACAAACGTCTACGAATGCTTTTCTTAGAATTGCTACTCTATCTTTAGGCACATTTTGACCTACTGCTGCACTTTTTGTCATGTAATATGTAAACTGAGTGAATTCTACAAAATCTAATTGTTCTTGAGTTTTCGCGAATTCATGTAATGTAGGTACATCAGGAAACAAAGAATTTCTCTTATTAGAACCGTATTGAATAACCGGTCTAGCAAATTCATTTACGATATCGTAGTTCGATTGTTTCAATAGACTAAGAGCTGTTGTATATGAATTGACTTCTTTTCGTTGCATAGCCAATTCTATTTCTTGTTTGGTCTTATATCCATATATGAGTTGTGGTTTATATCCTAAGATATTTTTGAGAACAGGTCCAGGTTCCATAGTTTTCGTTGAAGAAGTATCGCCATATAACATATTACTAAAATCAGGTAGCAGTTCTACGTCTTTTCTAATAAAAAGTAATTGTGGATCATCTGTGCCGTTACTAACAGCACCAATCCAATTTAAAGTATTAGAATCGTATTGAATTTCGGGAGAGTCTTTCATAACACCCCTGATAGCCACACTTGTTATAGGGAACACGATAGTTGTGCCATCCTGAACCGATTCGTTTGCTATCATGTTTGTTCCAGCAATACCCGCCGCAGCAGGAACATTCTTAAACACGACCGAAGGATTACCTGGAATATACCTGACTATATACTTACCCATGATCCTAGTATTAAGTTCAAAACTCATAGTAGGGCTGATGATAGAAGCAATAATAATTTTTAGTTCTTTGCCTTTGTAAAAATCGTTTGCTAAAACGCTAGTATTAATTAGGCACAATAGTATCATCAATATCATTTTGAACACAATAGATCTCCTATAAGGTTGGTGTTGTTATGTCGAACAAAAAGACTCTAGTTTTATTTAGTGGTGGACGTGATAGTGTTTATCTAACATATAAGCTACTCGCAGATACATCTGATGATGTTACTCTTGTTGTATTGTTAAAAGGTGGAGGAATCGACGAACATATATTAAGTAGCGGCGTAAATTACTACGATTTACCTGCTGTCATAGAACCTATGCTAGAATTACACAAATACAGAAAATTTAATGTTATCGTTCATACTCCGCGAAAAGAACAAGTGCAATCATTCGTTAATGATCATTGGCATAACTATAGCATCAATCTGTTCGCACAAGATTTAAATGAAGGAAAATATGATAGGATAGCTTCTGGTCTCACCTACGAACAAGACGACGCATATATTTATGGTTGTCGAACCGCAAAAGAATATCAAGGAATGTTGCGTTGTAGGGTAGAATATAACCATACTCCTAATATCATAGATAAAAGTAAAATATGGCAACCTTTGCTGACCCATGATATTCATCAAAATTTCACTAGATGGCATGTACTAAAGTATATGCCCGAACATTTGTCAGAATCTATAGATACTAAACGACCAGAATCTAAAACTGTATGCGATATTGTGGTCAGAAGACTTATCGCTAAAGGTTGGAATGCTGATGATTTCGATAACTGGAGAAAAGAAAAAAATAGAGAATACGGTGGCGGAAATCGAGATATGGATATAATCAATTGGATTTATTTAGAAAACGAACAACCTCTATTTCAAAAAGAAGGTGTTGCATTTCCTAACAGGAATCCTGCTCCAAGAAAAATTATTACCAAACAACAATGTATAGAATGGTATGATACAGTAGAATTTAATCCTCCTCTAGATCAGACTTTGGTACAATGGAATTTAACCAAAGAAGCGGAATATGAATTATTGAGAGGCAAAGAATAATAAATAGCCCAAAAGGGGGCTGTTATGGATTTCTTTAAACTCGTGGCTGAAGTGGGATTTCCTATTGCGTCGTCAATAGCCGCTGGCTATTTCGTATTTCTAACTCTTAAGTTCATTCTAGCGGGTGTTATGAGTTCTGTAAAGGGTATGAGCGGAATTATTACTGCGCTCGATAATCGAGTAAAGACCATGAATCATGACGTTATTCGTATCGACACGCTCGTGTCAAATGCGCTAGGTATTAAGCCAGACACTGATCGTATCGCTCGCGCGGACGGCAAAAACGACGCAAGGAGAGATTAATGACTGGACCCAATGACCTAGTAGACATGATTAACAAGTATGGGTTTCCTATCGTCGCCGCTGGTGGAATGGGATATCTCATATTCTACGTATGGAAATGGGCTACTCAAGAAATCAAACCTATACTGTCCGAAGCTAACACAGTTCTGATTGCGCTGATTGATCGTATTCGAATGCTAGACAATGACCTTATTCGTTTGAATCAGAAGGTTAATGTTGTTCTTACTTTACGAGGACAACAAATCGAGGAGCAGAAATATGAACAGATGCATGCTGATAGCATTGAGCATCCTCCTAAGCAGTAACGTATTAGCAGCAGAAATACAATTTGGATTCAAGAGCCCTGCATTCAGCGGAAATGGTTACTCGTCACATGTACTCACTATTGAGAACCTAGAATCAACTCGAAGACAAAAGATTATAGATGATAGAAAAACTGAAGCTGCTAAAATTGCGTCAGACGCTAAAAATACCAATCTTGCTAAGTTTCTAAACAATCTTGAGAGCCGTATCTACGCTACGATATCACAGAACATAGCTGCCGAATTGTTTAAGTCTGGTGGAGCTACGCAGGGTGAGTTTGATCTAGGTGGTAATCATCTACAATGGGTTTCTGATGGTACTAATATCACGTTAACTATTACGGATCCAGGAGGGAGCGTTACAGAAGTCGTGGTTCCGTACGGGAGTTTAGCATGGTAAAGTATATAGCAATTACACTCGCGCTATTGTTGACTGGTTGTTCTGGTAAAAATTTCACTACACAGCAATCTGTAGAATCAGAAATTGATGCTCCAGAAATTATCACTCGTCAGCGATTCAATGAAATAGCCGAGATTCAATTGCCATCAGGAGAACCTATTCCTGTTGCTGTTTATCGTTTTCAAGATATGACTGGTCAACGTAAACCTAATAATAACTATGCCAGTTTAAGTTCTGCTGTGACTCAGGGAAGTGAAGTTTTTCTTATTAAGGCATTACAGGACGCAGGTAAAGGTAAATGGTTTATTCCTGTAGAACGTGTTGGTCTTGAGAATCTAGTTAAAGAACGTCAACTCATACGTTCGCAGAGAGAAACATACGAAAAAGAACAAGCAAAACCACTTGTTCCGCTCGTAGTCGCGGGAGTAATGATCGATGGGGGAATCGTTGGGTACGATAGTAACATTGGGACTGGCGGGATTGGAGCTCGTTTTCTGGGTGTCGGTGCTGATCAACAGTATCGTAAAGATGAAGTCACAGTCATGCTTAGACTTATATCGGTCAACACAGGTGAAATTTTACTATCCACAGGTGCGACAAAAACCATATACAGCACAGGATACAACACGAATATCATGAAGTTCATTGACGCAGGAACTAAATCGTTCGAATTTGAGGCAGGATCGTCTATTAATGAACCTACGACTTATGCTATCCGAGTGGCGATAGAAGCGGCTGTTGTAGATATGATAAAGGAAGGCGTAAATAAAAAGGTTTGGAGCTATAAGAAAGGGAAGAAAAAATGAAACTATTAACAAGAATAGTCGCGTTTATGACATTCTTGGTTATGTTTCAATATGCTCATGCGGCAAGTAACAGTATCTATATGGATCAAATTGGTGACGGTGCTGTTATCGGTATTACGCAAACAGGAAGTGGTAATAATTTGGGAACTCCTTCTGAGCGCAGTTCGTTCAGCGGCACAAATAACACAGTTACAGTTTCGCAGATAGGTAATCAGAACAGTCAGAAAATTAACATGACTGGTGACGGTTTCACACTATTGTCAACAATCACTGGTAACACAAACCAAGTTGATATAGATTGTCAATCGTGTACAGCTTCTAATTTTACTACGACCATAACAGGTAGTAGCAACTTAGTCACTATCACTAACGAAAACTTGAACAATACAGCTTTAACAATTGAATCGGATAATAATACAGTAACGCTGACAAATAATACGTCATCTGTTGCTGGTGTCAACAACGTCATTAATATATCTGGTGGTAACGGAAATCAACTTTCCGTAGACCAGACTGGCGTTGCTTCTACTCTTGGTCATAAACTTGACTTGGCTATTGTTGGTGCATTAAACAACATAATCATAGGTCAGGGTGGCTCAACTGATTCGAAAGTTAACAGCACGATCAATGGTTCTAGCAACACTATTACTATTAAGTCTAACCACCAGTAATGGTGAAGTCGGAAAAGTAACAGAGCAAACTGGTCCCACTGAAATAACAAGAAGTAAGAATTCTGTTCCTAGCGAGATCTCTTCGGAGGTCGAGATGAACGACGTTGTTACGACCGCTAATAGTAAAACAGGTATCACGTTTCGTGATGATACTAAAGTACAAATAACTGAACAATCCAAGCTGGTTATTGATACTTTCGTCTACGACGGCGAAAAGAAAACTGGCAAGCTTGGTATTAAGATGGCATTAGGGACTATAAAATATGCTTCAGGACAAATCGCAAAGAACGACCCCCAGCAAGTCATGGTCGAAACTCCTACTGCAACAATTGGAGTTAGAGGTACGGACTTTTCGGGGACAGTTGACGAAACAGGAAAGTCAACAATCATACTGTTACCATCTTGCCCAGTCGGGTGGCGTGATATCGCTCGCGATTGCATTACTGGTAATATTAGTGTTACCACTGTTCTGGGTGGTACAATTTGGTTAACGAAACCATTTGAAGCTGTAACGATATCTTCTTCAGTGACAACACCAAAATCTAACATATTGAACCTGAGTTTAGACCAGATCAACAATATGTTAATAGTATCACCCCCCAAACTCAGTCAACAAGAAGTTAGTAGAAACCAAACGAAAGGTTTCAATTTCCTAGACGAAAATTTCCTCGATAAAGATCTGTTGAAATACGACGCTTTAGACAAAAATGCGCTCGATAAACCTACTGGTCTTGATAAGAATTTCCTAGGAGCAGATTATCTACTTAATGTGCTAGATATCATGGCTACACAAACACTAACAAACGAACTAGATCAATATGGATCATTACTGCCTAAATATGATAAGACTACGGGACTAAAATATTACGTCGAAGGTGATCAGGTTATTCTATATCGTGAAACGAATAATCACTATATGGATCTAAAGATGGAAACGACTCGACAAGGTACAGTGTATATAAATCAAGACAATGTAGGCATCAAGCAATATGTAAACGGTCCAGGTTCAACAACAATAACCATAAAGCAGAGTAACTGACATGAAAACATTATTTGCACTCCTACTAATGACTTCATCTGCTTTTTCGCAGACAGTTAATAATAATGCAACCGTGAATATACAAGGAGCTAATCAAAGTGTTAGTATTACTCAGTCTGGTTCTGCTCATTCTGCTACTCTTAATCTCAGCGGTAACAATATCACAGCTATTGTTTCTCAGTATGGAAGCACACCTCAAAGCTTTAGCCTTAGTGTCAATTGCGGTAGTAATTGCCCTAACAGTCCTTATATTGTTAATCAATACTAACGATGGAAAAGATAGGAATATATCTCACTGGCACATGGGCAGCTGTTATCAGCGCCTGTCTCCTGTTGACATTGTATGTTATCAATCCAAGCGCGATTCAAACGCTCCAGCTAAAGACCTTTGATTACCTTATCACTTCGCTTGATAAGAAACAATCGGACGAAATTGTTGTTGTCAATTTTGGTGAGAAATCAGTTGAAAAGTTTGGTCAGTGGCCATTCGACAGACGCGATATCGCAAAGACAATTGATAAGCTAAAAGAAAACGGTGCTGCGGTAATCGTTGCGCCTATATTGTTCTCAGAGAAAGATAGAGCTGGTGGTGACGATGAATTGGCAAAAACTCTTGACGGTGTTATCCTCGCTCAAACTCCAACTACTCAAAATGCTAAACCCGATTCTGTCCGTCGCGGGTTCGCTGCTATCGGTCCTGTTGACCCTGCTCGGTTTGTCTATCGTTGGGCTGGTGGATTACGCCCTCTTGACCAGTATGCCGAAGCTGCCTCAGGCGTGGGTGTGGTCGCAACAGTTCCTGAACTGGACGGTGTGGTTCGTCGTGTTCCTCTATTGGTCAATATTGCATCTGGTCTGTATCCAAGTATTCCTCTGGAAACCATTCGTGTCGCTGCTGGAGACCCTAGCTTCCAAGTTAAGACGAACGAAAGCGGCATCGAAGCCGTCAGAGTTCCAGCATTCCCAGCAATCTCAACCGACGAACGAGGTCGTATCTGGTTAGCATGGAATACCAAGTTCGATACACTAGAAGCAACTGAAATAGACGCTCGCGTGAAAGATAAGATTGTTGTTCTTGGTCTAACGATTGAGGGTGTCGGCGGTATCATTGGAACACCAATCGGCGAAAAGTGGGCACACGAAATTCAAGCGCAAGCATTACAAACACTGGTAGATGGAACTTCTATCAGTCGATCATCGCATTCACGATTACTAGAAGGCACATTACTGACCCTAATACTAATGCTATGTCTCTATACAGTTCCAAGATTGAGTGTAATGATGACGGTTCCATTTTATGTGGTTCTCGTTTCCGGAATAGCATTTGGTTGCTACTACTTATTCAAAACAGAACTTCAACTATGGGATCCTAGCTATATTATCCTAGCAGGATCAGTAACATTTGGTCATCTGGTATTCAACAATTTCGCTCGCGAGTTTAGACTAAAGCAGCAAATCAAAAAGCAGTTCGGTACTTACCTATCACCTGCACTTGTAGAAAAACTTCAGAAAAATCCTGAGCTATTACGTCTTGGAGGAGAAACGAGAGAACTTAGTATTATGTTTACTGACGTTCGCGGCTTTACTACTATATCTGAGCATTATGGTTCCGATGTTCAAGGACTTACTCAGATTATGAATCGCTACATGACCGCGATGACCAAGAAAATTATTGATAACGAAGGCACGCTAGACAAATATATCGGTGATGCTCAGATGGCGTTTTGGAATGCACCACTAGATGATGAAATGCACGCTAGACATGCAGTAAAAACGGCGTTGGAGATGTTAGATGATTTGGAACGATTTAATAAAGAAATCGCTTTGGAAGGAGTTCCTGCTTTCGGTATGGGATTGGGTATTAACACTGGTAGTGTTGTTGTGGGTAACATGGGAAGTTCTCAGCGTTTTGATTACACATGTTTGGGTGATACTGTTAATTTGGCTTCGAGGTTAGAAGGTCAATCAAAACCATATCATGTAAAGATGGTTATCGGACCACAAACATATGAGTATGTTAAGGATGAATACCTATGCTTAGAGCTTGATTGTCTTGCTGTTAAAGGTAAAACAAAAGGCGTTAACATATACACTATCGTAAACAAGAATGGACTTAACATAGCTTACGCTCGCGCGCATGCGGATTTTCTCCAATACTATCGTGAGATGAATTGGGATAAAGCTCTTGAATATATTCCGTATGTCGAACTAGCTTTCGAAGGCGAAATGAAAGAGTATTATCAGATGATGGTCGAGCGTATCGAAGAATATAAAGCCAATCCACTACCGAAAGATTGGGATGGTGTATATAGGACGAATTCCAAATGAATAAATAGGGGAGCACAGATTTTGGAGTTCCCTTTATGGCTAAAATTACTTCTAGAGAAAAATTTAAAGAGTATATTCTACGTCGCCTAGGTGCTCCTGTTATTGACATCAACGTCGATGACGAACAGATCGAAGACCGTATTGACGACGCTTTGCTTAAATATCGCGATTATCATTTCGACGGTATGCAGCATGTGTACTATCCACATAGGCTGACACAAACGGATATCACCAATCAATATGTTACGCTTCCGGAAGATTTCGTAGGTGTAACTCGCATTTTTGATATCAACGATTCATTCGGTGCTATGAATCTGTTCAATATCCGATATCAGCTTCATCTAAACGAACTGTTCAATATTTCCAGCGTATCGGTCACCCCATACGTCGTAGCGATGCGTCATATCGAGTTCCTTGAAGAAGTGTTCGTAGGTAAGAAACCTATCCGATACAATCGTAATACTGATAGACTTTATATTGACATGGCTTGGAGTGAAGATACACAAGTAGGTCAGTACATTATGATCGACGGTTATCGCGAAGTCAATCCAGAAGAAAATCCAGACGTATGGGATGAACCATGGCTTAGACAATACGCTACTCAGTTGGTTAAGCGCCAGTGGGGTGAGCATCTTAAGCTATACGAAGGCATGAACCTTCCAGGCGGCGTTACGTTTAATGGTCAGAAGATCTGGGATGAAGCTCAGGAAGAAATTCAAAAGCTAGAAGATACGGTTATTAATGATTACAGCTTGCCTGTTACAGACATGATTGGATAACGATGGCAACGAACAAGTATTTCCGTCCGTTCACCTTTGGTCGTCAACAAGATCTGGCTGAAGACTTAATCGTTCAGTCGATTAAGATCTACGGTATCGACGTGAAATACATGCCGCGCACGCTCGTGAACCCTGACGCATTGCTAGGTGAAGACGTATCATCCGCATTTAACGACGCTATTGATATCGAAATGTATATTAAAAATACGCAAGGATTCGAGGGTGAAGGCGATTTCCTTTCCAAGTTCAACCTAGAAATCCGTGACTCGATTACGTTCGTTATGGCTCGTAAGCGTTGGGAGCAAGTGTCTAACGAAAAGATTCTGACGGAAGTAGGATATAACATTCAGCTCGAAGACGCTAATACAAACGAATGGGGTAACAGTAACGCATTGCGTTTGGAAGCGGGCACCTCAGAACTTTATCAAACGGTTTCGTCGAGACCGTTCGAAGGTGATTGGATTTACTTTCCTCTGAATAGAAAACTATATGAAATCAAGTTCGTAGAAAATGAGCAGGTGTTTTATCAGCACGGCAAACTTTACACATACGAACTAAACTGCGAACTCGTCGATCGTCTCGGTACTATTGCTACAGGCAATACGGAAATCGACGCTATCGGTACTCTTTACGTTCCTGATATCCTACAGTATCAGATCACACTAGAAACAGGAAACGGAACTGGTTCGATACTCAACGAAGACGGTGAATCAATTCTGTGGGAATACAGAGTCGAAACGCAAGATAAGTTGGCTAATAACGAATACTTCACCTCGAAGTCGTTTGAATTCCTCGACTTCAGCGAACGTAACCCATTCTCTGAAGTGGATCGCTACTAATGTTTGGATCACAGTTTTATCATCAATCGCTGCGTAAATATGTTATCATGTTTGGTAATATGTTTAATGACATTGTTATTCGTCGATACGATTCGAACAACAATAACATAAGCGCCATAACAATACCACTTGCGTATGGACCTAAAGAAAAATTTCTAGTTCGTACTGTCCAAGACCCTAATCTAGATCAGCCCGTTGCCATACAACTTCCTCGTATGGGGTTTGAAATGACTACGCTGAACTATGATGGCGTTAGACGTTTGAATGGTCTGACTAAAAACATAAAGATTACGACCGACGATAATAAACTCGACTTTAACTATATGCCTGTTCCATATGATTTGCAGTTTAATCTATACGCATACGTGCGTAACGCAGATGATGGTGCGCAAATTCTTGAGCAAATAGTTCCTTACTTTGGTCCAGAATGGACTAATCAAATTAGATTAATACCACAAACTAGTGTCACCTTAGACGTCCCTACAATTCTTAATACAGTATCAATAGAAGATACATATGAAGGCGACTTTAACACGCGCCGAGCTTTGATATACACATTCGATTTCACAGTTAAAGCATATTTCTATGGTCCTGTGCGTCGTGCTGGCATCATCAAACGTGCGCAAATCGACTTTGGTATTGTTACTGCAAATACGAGTTATGGTTCGAATATTACGCTAGAAGATGTTGCTCGCACTGGCCGTAGTTCTCGAGTTGTTGTGCGTCCTGGACTACTAGCTAACGGTTCACCAACAACAAATAGCGCTGCGTCTATCCCATACACAATGATTAACCCAGTAGACGACTATGGATTCTGCTCGAATTCGTATTTCTTCACTGATGGTTATAAGTACAATCCAAAGACAGGACAAGATGAACCACAAGAGTAATTTTGAAATGAATGTTGAGAATGCTCTAAATTTACCAGAATCTGAGCCGATGGTACAACCATTAGCACCAATAGAGGTGGATCCTAATGCGGATATTGATGACGATTTTGCTAAGGTTAGAAATAATCTGCATCAGATTATACACAAAGGCAACGATGCACTCGAAGAGGCGCTCATGGTTGCGAAAACATCAGAACATCCACGCGCATTCGAAGTCGTCGGGCAACTTATCAAAACAATGGTAGACGCCAATAAAGACCTATTGGATATCCAAAAGAAACTCAAAGAACTCAAGAAATCTGACGATCCTAGAGCGCCTGCTCAGAATATCCAAGCCGAAAATGCTATTTTTGTGGGAACCTCAGCTGAGCTACAGGCTTTGATTAATGGACGTAAGTAATGGCTGTCAAAACGTATCTAGGTAATCCCAACCTCAAAGCTGTTGGTGTCATACATCAGTACACTAAGCAGGAAGCTGACGAATATATTAAGTGTGCTAAAGACGTAGAGTATTTTGCTCGCAATTACGTCAAGATCGTTAACGTGGATCTTGGTCTTATGCCATTTAATATGTGGGACTTCCAAGCGAAGATGCTCCACACATTCGCTAACAATCGCTTTTCTATCTGTAAGCTTCCTCGTCAGGTCGGTAAGTCTACGACATCGGTTGCGTATATTCTTTGGTTAGTTCTTTTCACTGATCAACAGAACGTTGCTATCCTCGCGAACAAGGGAGCGCTCGCGCGAGACCTATTAGCCAAACTACAGCTCGCGTACGAATATCTACCTAAGTGGCTACAACAAGGCGTTGTTACTTGGAACAAAGGTAACATCGAGCTTGAGAATGGTTCAAAAGTTCTTGCTGCTGCTACCTCATCAAGCGCCATCCGCGGTGGTTCGTTCAACCTAATTTTTCTCGACGAGTTTGCCCACGTTCAGCGAAACCTAGCCGATGCGTTTTTCGCTTCTACATATCCTACGATTTCATCTGGTAAAACAACCAAGATTATTATCGTATCGACTCCTCTCGGTATGAACCATTTCTTCAAGATGTGGACAGATGCTAGTGAGGGTCGTAGCGAGTATATTCCTATCGAAATTATGTGGAATGACGTACCTGGTCGCGATGAAGCTTGGAGACAGCAAACTATTGCCAACACCAGCGAAGAGCAGTTCCGTCAGGAATTCGAGTGTGAGTTTATTGGTTCATCAAGCACACTTATTCACCCAATGAAACTACGCGAGCTGACTTGGAATAAGCCTCAAAAAGATAAATGGGGTCTTGACATTTATAAAATGCCTGATGCTCGTAGAGCGTATATTGGAGTGTTTGACGTTTCCGAAGGTGTGGGTAACGACTACTCAGCACTTTCCATTATTGATGTGACTGAGTTCCCATATCGACAAGTCGCTAAATACAGAAGTCGCGAAGTTACGCCACTAATGTTTCCTGATGTTATCTATCGTTTCTGTAAATTTTACAACAACGCATATGTGTTGGGCGAAACGAACAATATCGGTCAACAGGTGGTTAACTCTTTATTCATGGACCTAGAATATGAGAACGTAATTGCTACATTCACCAAGAATAAGAATATAAAAGTGGGTGGTGGATTCAGTACTCGTTCTGCATTCGGTATTCGTACAACTAAATCTGTTAAGAAAATTGGTTGTTCAAACTTAAAAACAATCATTGAAAGTGATAAGTTGCTTATCAATGATTTTGAAACTATTGAAGAACTTACGACTTTCGTTGAAGATAAAGATACTTACAAAGCCGAAGAAGGTTGTCATGACGACTTAGCTATGACTTTGGTTCTTTTCGGTTGGCTTATCACCCAACCATATTTTAAAGATCTAACAAATAACGATATTCGTCGTAATTTGGCTAACGAAACGATGAAAGACGTACATGATGATTTGTTGCCTGCTGGATTCATCGACGATGGCGGTTCTCAGCATTCTATGGAAGACTCTTTTAATGATGGTCTTGATGGCATGAATTTATGATAAAAGTGCCGTTTTTATAAATAAAACGAGCAGAACTTAATGTGCGAAGAATTACTTCGTTTTATAAAAAGGAGATGAGTCCAATGGCTTTTCAAGTTTCTCCCGGCGTAAATGTTAGTGAGATTGATCTCACAACAATCATTCCGGCCGTATCTTCATCTACTGGAGCTGTTGTGGCCCACACTAAATGGGGTCCTGTTAATCAGCGTGTGTTAGTAGATAACGAAACAACGTTGCTTAACAATTTCGGTTTCCCTAATACAAATACTGCGCCTGATTGGTTCACTGCTGCGAATTTCCTATCTTATGGTAATTCGCTGTATGTTGTTCGTGCGGTTCGTGCTAATACGACCAATACAGATTCTGTTTGTGCTCGTAATGCTACGACAAATTCAGCAAATACGAAAGTTCTTATCGTTAAGAACGACGAACAATACGATAATCTATATGCGAATAGCGGATTGACCGGCGTAGGTTCGTTTGTTGCTCGTTATGCTGGCGATTTAGGCAACTCACTTCGTGTTGCTGTTTGCCCAACCGCAAACGCTTACGAAAGCACACTAACTGGTAATTTCACATTCACGAATAATTCTATAACTGTAACAACAGCTTCGAATCAATCAGCTAAGGTTATCGCTGGTGACATTATTTTATGCGGACCAGATAAGCAGCAGAATAAGGTTGCTTCTGTCAACTCTACAGCTATTGTTCTTCAGACTAAGTATTCTGGTAACACAGTAACTATTAGTGGTGCTTCTCGTCGTTGGGAATTCTATTCTAACGTACCAAATGCTCCAGGAACATCAACTTCTGTTTCTCGTAACGGAGGTTCCAACGATGAAGTTCATGTCGTAGTTGTCGACGAAGATGGTCGTTTCTCTGGTGTTGCTAATACAATTCTTGAAGTATTTCCTAATCTTTCCAAAGCCGCAGCTGCTACTGATGAAGTAGGAAATAATGTTTACTACAAAAATTATATTCATCAGAATTCTAAGTATATCTACTGGATGGCTCACCCATCTGGTTGGACAAATGTAGGATATGCTTATACAACAGGTAGAAATTTTGGTTTAGGTACACAAG